ATTCTAGTTCTTGTGGTTCGCTCATGACCATCTATTTATATGTGCGTATAATTCAGGCATGAATTTTTTTAATGGTTGTGACCTGGATTGGTCCAGCCACTCAGTTCTTTGTTTGAATTCTGACCACAATTTTGGATTGTGTGCCTGTGTAAACATGTTGGGCAACACCTGTCGTGAACGCCAGTATGTGCTTGACTTCATGATGTGATGTTTCATGTCTTCAGGCATGTTCACTGCATTGTACATGGCAGGCTGTTCTACCCAGTTGTAGTTTACATTGCCCAGTGCAAATCTTTTGTCACACCATGCCATGATTCTGTCACAGTCCCAAATGTTTAGTATAGAAAATGTGTTGTTACACCTGCGTATGATGTCATGTTCAAACCATGCATCAATGTTTTGTTGCACCTGTTGCCAATCTCCTGTACGCACATAACGGAATGTGTCGTCAGTTACTGCATCAATTGAAAAGGTTAATTCTACTGATCTAAACTGTTTGAAATATTCGATCATCCATGGCTTAGGGCCTTGTGATCCATTGGTGGTCAATACCAAATCAATGTGTGTGCTGTGTCCACTGTCTGTGATTATTTGCAGTAGATCAGGCAGTCTGGTTGATATCAGTGTTTCACCACCATACAATTCAAAATGTTCAAGATGTTCAAGGTAGGGCACAATCTCATCCAGTCTGGCTTTGTCCCATGGACTTTTGGAAAAACGTTTGAGATCTTCTTGCATTTTGACATCACCTTGTTCAGCCAACTGTCTTGTTTCTCTCAACCAACCTGTGCTGTTCTCCAAGAAACAGGTTCTACATGCAAAGTTGCAGGTGTTGGAAAATGACCATTGCATGGAACGTGGATGTTCTCCATGGTCACCAGTGATGCCTTGTGCAATGGAACGTTCTGTGTACTGTGTTCTTGCAGAGCGTTCAGAGTTTTGTTCTGTGCGCCAGCAGGTCACACATGCAGGATGTTTCTGTCCTCGTTTGAGTGATGAACGTATGTCGTTGAACATGTCAGAATGAAAAGCAGTTGCAACATCTTGTTGCACATAGTATTCACGATCATATATCAAACAACAAGGTGTTTTCATGTCACCTTCAATGTGAATGTTGTGTTCTGCTTGACTGCAGACTATGGGTGTTTTTTTGAATATATTTTGCACATGCTATTTAAAGTGTTTAGTCTTCGTCGTCTTGATTTACACTTGAGATGAGGTCCCGTAGGCCTTTGGAACTTACTTTGGCAGTTACTTTGCGTTCAGAACCTGCGACCGGACCGCTGGTCGCTTCGCTCTTGTCTGTGGCACTTGGCGTTACCATGCTTGATCTTTTCATGTTGCTGTATATGGTTGATCTCTGTTTGGAAAATGCTTGATAGTCTTCATCATCAGACAAGTCTGTGATACGCAAACAATCAATGTCAAACTCCAAATCAACTTTCTGTCCAACACCCGATGATGACCTTGTCTTCATGAACTGTATCTGATATCTGCCACGTTCACGCATGGCTCTGGATGTGAATATACCAATCACGTTATCAGATGTTTGTATCTTGCTCAAACCACCTGCAATGTGTGAATGATCAAACTCAATCTCTTCTACAGCATCTCTGTTCAACTGTGAAGCAGTACACAGTAACAATTCTAAGTCTACTGCCAAGTTACGCAGTTCTTCAGACACATACTTGTCTTTCACAAACAAGTCTGCTGGAGATACTCTCTTGTTCATTGGCATCATTAGATCCAAATAATCAACCAGTATAGCATCACATTTGACACCATGCTTGATCTCAAACTCTTTGATGTATGTTCTGATAGAAAGTGCTGTGGCGCCTGATGGCAAATACTTGATCACCAGTTTGCCTGCTTCTTTGGCCTTGGTCTTGACTTTCAATTCAACTGTGTCAATGTTTCTAAATATTTCTCTTGCTGGCGTTTGTGACACCATAGAATCAATTCTCATTGCTGTTAAGTTTTCACTCAACTCAAGTGTGATGTACACAACATTCAATCCTTGTTCTACCCAGTTCACTGCCATGTTCTGCAAGAACAAACTCTTACCTGCACCAGATCCACCTGCAAACAGATTCAGTTCACCTCTGTTGAATCCACCAAACAGTTTCTTGTCTAGTCCTGCCCAACCTGTGCTCACTGTACCATTGTTGTCTTTGAGTGCTGTGAGTCTGCCTTTTGGATCTTCAAAGTAATCTGTACCTAAGTCTTTGGTCAGTCCAACCTGCACTGCTTCTTTGATCTTGTTTTCAACAGCACCATACTCACCTTTCTCCAACATGTCTGCTGAAGTTAGTATGGCACCTTCTAGTGCTTTGTGTCTACAAAAGTTTTCAAACTCATCTAGGAACCAGTTGTAGTGTGCTGGATCAATATCTTCTGCTGACTTTAGTTCTACACCAGTCTTGGCCTTGACCATCTCCAAGTCAGGCAACTGTTTGTATTCATTTGAATATTCTTTCACAAACTGTGCCACTGGTTGCAAGTCTCTGTTGAAATACTTTGGATTGAATATGTTTTGTATTCTTGAATATGACTCAGCATCATTCAACATCATCTCAATGAACAATGTTTGTAAATCTTTGTTGTAATCTATTTGTTGAGCCATCTTTTTGCGTTCAGTTCAATTTTTAATTTTGTATCTTGTATTGTAGCAAGAATGCTTTTCATAGTCAACAGTTTACCATATTTGACTATAGCATCACCAACATCTACAACACCCTCACCCCAACGTGGAAAAGCAACTGACCAACCATAGTCCACTGCTTTGGTAATCATTTTGCGTCCAGCATCATCTCTGTCTGGCACCACCACAACCTTGCGTTGTAAGTTACCAATCATTTCTGCTTGACGTTGGTTTGGTTCTGATCCCAACACTGCTACACCATCAAGTGCAATAGCATCCAGTGGACCTTCCATGACCAACACAAACTGTCTGTTATAGTTTTGTACATCACAGTTGAACACATAACCAGGTGGCACATCTGTGAAATATTTTGCTATGCGATAATTTTTTTCTCCTAGCCATCTTGCTGTGTATCCAATAATTTTTTGTTTGTGATAGAATGGAATCAACAGTCTTTGATCCATTTGATTGTCTGTGTTTGTGCTGTAATAAAAAGGATAGTCTTCAAGTTTGAGATGTCTGTCGTTGATATGTTCTATTGCTTTGACCAAACCATTCACCAACCCTCTTGCTTCAAGATCATTTTCGTTGACCCAATGCATGATTGGTTTGGATCCTTTGGGCAAAGGCTTTTCTGTAAAGTTGATTGGCTTGTATTCTCTTTTGGTAGTCACAGTTTCATCCATGTGACGCAGTGCTTCCAATCCCATCTTGCGTATTTCTTCTGTGGTGAATCCCATGTATCCTAAAAATCTTTTCATCTTGTAGTTTAGATTTCTTCCTGGAGTATAGTTGGCTTTGAAGCCACAGTTGAAACAGTGAAACTGTATGCCACCATCTGGTGGTATTCTCACACCACCTCTGCCTCTGGTGTCTTGTGATTCTCCAAAGTGATGACAACATGGTGCATTGAATGATGTCCAACCACTGGGTGTTGTTTTCTTCTTGACTGGCAGTCTTGTCACAAAAGTCTGTTGTATCTGATTCTGCATTAGTTTTATTATAACGTATATCCAACAAAAGTCAATGTTGGTAATAGGAATCGATTCTGTAGTTTTTCCATTCTATACCTTCCAGATAGTCTGTGCCATTTGAATGTTTCAATCTACCAATACCATGCACCACATCATAATCAGAGTATGCCACTGGTTTGGGTATGGTAACGTCGATATATTGCCCGTTGTCAATGCCCAAAGTTAAGAACGTAGTGTATTTGCCCTTGTCACCTCTAAACACTCTGCCATTAGCAATTACGCCACTGAACTGTACTCGATCCAAAAATAATTCTTTGATGCCCATGCCTGGTAAAAATTCTTTGTGACTCCACCAACCATAACGTTTGAACTGCCACACAGGATCATCAATCACATCTGATTTGCCTTTGGGCAATGTGTATGCTCCTACCTGTTTGGCTTCACATCGATACACCCAACGTCTGTATGATCCTTGACAGTGTTTGAGTGCCGCTTTCCAAAATGCATATGGATTGTGTGCTTTCTGATATGCCAATGCCCATATCAATCTACCCAAGTTCACTGCATGAGCACGACACAAACCAAATCCACTCAGTGCATACAGTTCTTGTATCAGTTCATCTTTCTTTGGATGTTTGCCCATACGGTGCATAAATTCTAAAACTTTTTCTTCGTTGCGTTTTGCAAATGCTCTGCGATATTGATCTGCTTCATAGTAGTCACAGCCTGTCAGTTTGGCAATCTTTTCAATAGCATCATCTTCACACACAATTGACTCAGTGATGCGTTCACGAGACCAATCGTGGAAGAAACTTGCTTTGCGTCTGCCCTCTACTGCTACTGGACGAATCAGTGCTGTGCCAAACACGCAGTCTGCCCGCCCTTTGGGTTGAATAGCACGAAACAGCCGTCTCATTGCAGGTGACTCTGCCTGTGTAACTCCAAGCACGTCGCCTCTCTGCAACAGTGCTTCTGTCTTGGGATCCCGTTCTGGATAATCTTTGGCTGGAGTGGGATCTATCTCCATCAGTTGGCTTAAACCTCGCGAGGCCAAAATGTCCACTTTCAAGTGTTCCAAGTCCTCCACGTCGTATTTGTCTAGTAGTATTTGATTCTCTTGTGAGATTAAAGATTTTGGCAATGGTCTTTGAAACACTAAAATTCCTCCACAATGTTTTGATATGCATTTCTTTTTTCCTATCAGTTTCTTTTCTAAACGTTTGGCTTCCTTCTCATCAAGGCCCAAACTCTTGTATGTAAAATTGCGTGGAAGTCTTCCGACAGCACCAAGACGTTTGGCTACCTCACGTCGTGCTGATTTTTCTTTGAACATCACAAAGTTTGATATTCTTGCAGTCTTGCCTGGCCATTTCGTGAAGATTCTATTCATAACCTCAAGTTGTTTGTGATGGGGAAAATCAATGTCAACATCAGGTAAATCGTCACGCAACGGATTAAGGAATCGTGCTACCGGAATATTCCATTCAATGGGGTCAATGTCAGTAATACCCAGCAAGTAACAAACAAGACTTGAGCCAGCAGAGCCTCTTGTCATGTGTGGTATGTCTTTGGTAAGATCTAGTATGTCGCGGATTTGTAGGAAGTAGTCGACGAATCTGAGTTGCAATATAATTTCTATCTCGTCGGCCAATCTTTCGGAGTAGTCAGAAGTGCCTGGACACTGCCTAACAAAGCGCCTATACAGCCTGTTTATATTTTCTAATGCCTGTGTATCAGTCATGTTTGCCTTTTTGCCTATCTAATCTTTCGATTAGCAGACTTATTTATCTTTAAATATTGTATGCGTAAAAATTTGTATGATTCGGACAAGTTAATCATTATTATACACGAAGAACAACACAAATACCAAGCAAAATTTATTGGCAAGTGTTTGTCTTTTTCAAAAGATGTTTGTGTACCTTTGCCACGTTGGCAACACTTTCATTTGTTTGAACACAACATGATGCCAGCCATGTGGAACGATTGGTTCATACAACATGATAACCACCAATGGTTAGAATATGGTTGGACAAAAAATTTAGACTTCGCACAGAAACAAGGATACCTTAATACGTTAAGAACACAACAAGTAGACACAATGTTGGAATCAAATCTTTTTGGTGTTATGGCTATA